ACATCTAGATATGGAGACGTATTGATGGCCGCAACCCCCGAGTCACGTGTGAAAGCCCGTGTAAAAAAGATACTGGATACGTATAACGCGTATTACTTCATGCCGATTGGTGGTCCGTATTCCCGTCCCGGTATACCTGACATTGTGGGTTGCTACAAAGGTAGATACTTTGCGATTGAGTGTAAGGCAGGTAAGGGTAAGACCACGGCGCTACAAGATAAAGAGATCAACGCAACCCAAGCGGCAGGTGGTGAAGCTATCGTGGTGAACGAGACTAACTTAGATGATGTAACAGATATGTTGGAGAGGCTGTAATGGATTTAATCACACTCGATTTTGAAACACTGTACAGTCAGCAGTACTCGCTCAGTAAGATGACCACCGAAGCGTACATACGTGATGAGCAGTTCGAAGTAATCGGTGTAGCAGTTAAAGTAAACGACGGCGACACAGTATGGTTTAGTGGTACTAAGGAGCAGACCGGGGAGTGGCTGGCTCAGTTTGATTGGAAGCGTAGCGCGTTGCTTGCACAGAACACGATGTTTGATGCAGGGATAATATCATTCGTATTTGGTATTCACCCTAAACGCATGTTGGACACGATGTGTATGGGGCGCGCGGCGTTAGGCGTAGATGTGAGCGTGTCGTTAGCTAACTTAGCCAAGCACTACGCAGTAGGTGAGAAAGGCACAGAGGTACTCCAAGCTATTGGTAAACGCCGTAACGACTTCACCCCCACAGATTTGCACCAGTACGGGCAGTATTGCATAAACGATGTGGAGTTAACCTACGCTATATTTAATAAGATGATGGCTGATGAGTTTCCGCTTGAGGAGTTGCAGTTAATTGATATGACGCTACGTATGTTCACAAAACCTACGCTATACCTAGACACCGCACTCCTTGAGCAACACTTAATTAACGTACGCGAGGCCAAGCAACAACATATCATTAACACTCTCAGAGCCGTAGGGCGCGAAGATATTGCCGCAGTAGCCGCCGTATCGGGTACTGACCACGAAGCTGTGCAAAAGACACTTAGGTCTAACGACCAGTTCGCGGCGTTACTTGAGCACTTAGGGGTTGTGCCACCACAGAAGACTAGCCCTGCTACAGGTAAGTTGACATGGGCATTTGCTAAGACCGATGAGGGGTTCCGTGCATTAGCCGACCATGAAGATGAGCGTGTACAGGCAGTAGTCGCGGCACGTATTGGAGTTAAGACCACGCTAGAGGAGTCACGTACTGAGCGCTTTATAGATATGGGTACGCGGGGAGTGTTTCCGATACCCCTTAAATACGCAGGAGCACGTACGTTCAGATGGGCGGGGCATGACAAATTAAATCTTCAAAATTTACCAAGCCGTGGTGACACGACACTTAAACGCGCTATCCGTGCGCCAGAAGGTAAAGTGATTGTCGGTGCTGACTTATCTAATATTGAGTTACGTGTAGGGCTGTGGTTAGCAGGTCAGATGGATAAGTTGCAAGCGTTGGGTGAGGGTATGGATTTGTATAAAGACTTCGCCTCTAAAGTATTTAACGTGGCTTATGATGACGTAACTAAAGAGCAACGATTTATTGGTAAGACATCGCAGTTGAGCCTGATCTACGGAGTCGGTGCCGCTAAGTTACGACTGGCTATTAAGACGGGTTCAGGGCAGGACATCGGTGAGGACGAAGCTAAACGTATTGTGGCTATGTATCGCATACAGTACCACCATGTTAAGCAAGCATGGGAAGACGGTGAAACCGCGCTTAAGTGCATCATGCATAATACACAGCGGACGTATGGGCGCAATCATTTAATTAAGATCGAAGGCAATAAAGGTTGCCGACTACCGTCAGGGTTATATATGCGGTATCCCGAGCTTAAAATTATTCAGGAGGAGGGTAAGCGTAAGTGGGTGTACCGCACCCGTAAAGGGCAAGAGTATTTATACGGAGCTAAGTTCTTCCAAGGTCTTGTGCAAAGTATCGCACGGTGCGTAATGGCAGACTCAATGATTCGTATTGATAAGAAGTACCACACCCTTTTGACGGTGCATGACGCAGACTATATTCTAGTGGACGAAGCGCAAGCGCAGGAGGCAATGGATTTTGTGTTGGCCCAGATGCGCATACCCCCTGTATGGATGCCTGATATACCCTTGGATGCCGAAGCGGCATATGGACAAACTTTAGCGGATTGTTGATTATGAATCATGATGTAGACTACAGCGAGTATCTTATACAAACCCAGAAGTACATGAAATCTATGGGAGACGCATTACGCAAAGAGAACTATGATTTAGCACTAGCGTTAGGGGTGCAAGCACTGGTAGAATTGAGGTTGACAATAACTGCAATTCGTAAGATACAACCAGAGATTCCGTAAAATGAAAAATGTAGCATGGTCATACTCAGCCTTAAAAACGTTTCAAAGTTGCCCTAAGAAGTACTACCACTTAAAGGTTCTTAAAGATGTTAAAGAGTCTACGTCTGAAATCATGCTATATGGGATTGACGCACACAAAGCCGCGGAGTTGTACATAGGTAAAGACGTGGAGCTACCCGGTAAATACGAGTACATGCGTAAGCATTTGGATACACTCAAATCACTCGAAGGCACTAAGTACTGTGAGTACAAGTTTGGGTTAAATAAAGAAATGCAAGTGTGTGACTTTTTTGCTAAAGATGTATGGTTGCGCGGTGCAGTTGATTTACTGGTTATTAACGAAGAGACGGGTGTAGCCCGTATGATTGACTACAAGTTTGGTAAATCTAAAAACGCCGATCTAAGTCAGTTGCAGTTAATGTCTCTTGCAGTATTTAAATTGTTCCCCACAGTAACCAAAGTCAAAGCAGGTTTGTTGTTCGCCGCAGAAGATAAATTAATTCCAATAAAATACGAGGTGTCAAATGCTCCGACGATGTGGATGGATTGGTTACCCGAGGTTCAACGGTTGGAAGCCGCATTTGAGTCAGGTGTATGGAACGCCTCCCCTTCAGGTTTATGCAAGTCATGGTGCCCAGTTTTATCCTGCGCGCACAATGGCAAACGTTAATAGAGAGTGTATGTAATGGCTACAAGTAAACGTAATTATGATAAAGAGTATGAGTCGTATCAGGGCACCGATGCGCAAAAGAAAAATCGTGCCGTACGTAATTCCGCACGACGCAAGTTAACGCGAGAAGGTCGAGTAGCCAAGGGTGATGGTAATGACGTAGATCACAAAACTCCGTTGTCTAAAGGTGGTGCCAATGGTGAGAGCAACCTACGCGTAGTACCAAAAAGTAAGAACCGTTCGTTTAGTCGTAACCCCGATAGTTCAGTTAAACGTAATACACCTAAAAAATAATACATACTAGGTTAAGAGTTGCGGGTATGGGTTAGCGCCATGCCGAAAAATATATGCCACACACTACATGAACCCTGCTCTATGGGGCGCGACTCTTAACCTAGTGCGTATGCATGTTGTTTACACCCAAAGACCCCTTTTGGGTGATTAGTCATCTGAGGACAAAATGGAAGTCATCGAGAACAAAGCATTAAAGCTACGTCTACGCAACCCGCATCGCGTACTAGAAGTTATACCTAAGAGTGTAATTGTAGGTGAGCATGACGATGGTACGAGCGATGTGTTGGTGCACTGGTCACTAGAAGCCGCACAGGTGTTAAAAAACTTAAAGATAAAGAACGTACCATCACCCATCGTCACAAAATATAAGTGGCCGGGCACACGTGACCCGTTCACCCACCAGAAACAAACTTCGGCGTTCTTAACACTTAATCGTAGGGCGTTTGTATTTAGTGATCCGGGCTGTGTGGACAGCGAGACGGAGTACCTATCCCCTACAGGGTGGAAAAAATTATCGGAGTACACCGAGGGTCAAGTTGCACAATACTGGCCAGAGAAAAACTCGTTTGAGTTTGTGGATCCTGACGAATACGTAAAGTTACCTTGCGACGAGATGGTACGTATCAAAACACAGTATGGATTAGACCAACTACTTAGCCCTGAACATAGAGTATTACTAACAGATAAAGCAGGGTGCAAGTTAGAAACCACCAACGCCCTAGCAGTGCTCGATAGGCATGACGCGTATCATGAAGGGTATAAAGCCCGCGCGGGGGGTACTAAGGTAGGTACGGATACAATCGCGTTTAGCCACGCGTGTATACCCACAGCGTTTAACGGGTGTGCGGGTAAAGGTATAGACCTAACTAATGCGCAATTACGACTTATGGTTGCCGTAATGGCCGATGGATATTTCCCCAATATAAGTAACACCTGCGTAATACGGCTTAAAAAACCACGTAAGATAGAGCGGCTAGATATGTTGCTGACAGAAGCGGGTATCGCGTACCGCGTGGTAGATTGCTTACCTGAAGGGTTTAAAAGATACTCATTCACAGCACCGCGCAAAGATAAGCATTACACAGAGCACTACTGGGATGCGGACATACGGCAGTTGCAAGTAATCGCCGACGAGGTAATGCACTGGGACGGATGCGTAACACGAGGCGCACGGTTTTCTACTTCAGTTAAAGCCTCTGCGGATTTTATTCAATACGTATATTTCAGTTTAAACAAAACTGCGCGAATGGCCACACGTGTGCGTAACCGTCGAGGCCGAGAAGAAACTGAGTACACCGTACAAGTGCGTCCACAAACACGATTAGGTATGCGAAGCGCGGGTACAAAAACTGTTAGCACCGCTTCCTCTACAGATGGCTTTAAGTATTGTTTTATGGTACCCAGCACCTACTTATTGTTTCGGCGTAATGGGTGTGTGTTTGCATCGGGTAACACAGGCAAGACCCTGAGTATTATCTGGGCGGCGGACTACTTAATGCAGATTAAAGCAATCAAGCGTGTTTTAGTTATCTGCCCTGTATCCGTTATGCGCGCCGCATGGGTTGAAGATTTATTTCATGGTGCTATGCACCGTAGAGTTGATATAGCGCATGGCACACGCGAACAACGTATACGGGCCATAAATGGTGATGCGGAGTTTGTAGTAATTAACTTTGATGGTGTAGCGATTGTACGTAAAGAGTTAATGGAAGCTAATTTTGATGTAGTCGTTATTGATGAAGCAAACTATGTAAAGACAGCCACCACAGATCGTTGGGGGGCTATTAATAAACTTATTCGCCCAGACACTTGGTTATGGATGGTTACAGGTACACCTGCCTCACAGTCCCCCACAGATGCTTATGGGTTAGTGAAGATGATGCACCCATCGACCGCACCTAGATCGTTTGGTATGTTTCGTGATTCTGTGATGACTAAGGTAACAACGTTCAAATGGCTACCTAAACTAACGGCTGTATCTACTGTGAACACGTTATTGCAACCCGCGATACGTTATACAAAAGATGAATGTTTAGACCTACCCGATATTATGTACACAACGCGTGACGTGCCATTGACGCGCCAACAACAAAAGTTATACAACGACATCAAACAAAAACTAGCCACCCAAGTAGCAGGGGAAACCATTACCGCAGTGCATGCCGCCGCGGGGCTTAATAAATTATTGCAAGTAAGCGCAGGTGCTGTGTATACCGATGACCACGCTACTGTAGAACTCGACATCAGTGAGCGGTACAAAGTACTACGAGAAGTAATTGATGCCACTGATAATAAAGTAATTGTATTTGTGCCCTACACCAATACCCTTGAAGCCTTACGGGAAAAACTAACTGCGAGTAAATATGCCGTTGATGTGATATATGGTGCGGTATCTGCAAACAAACGTGCCGCGATTATTAAACAGTTCCAAGAGCAACCCGACCCAAAGATACTTGTCATACAACCCCAAGCCGCGTCACACGGTATCACGTTACATGCGGCAGACACGATTGTATGGTGGGGTCCGATTATGTCTTATGAAACCTACGTGCAAGCTAACGCACGTATTCACCGCGCAGGGCAGAAAAATAAATGTTTAATCGTTCGGTTACAAGGTAGCCCCGTAGAGATGCAACGATACAAGGCGCTAGATAAATGCGAGGACACCAACGTAAGTTTGTTAGAAATGTTTGAAGAAGTATTGACAATGTAAATAAACCGCTTTACAATGTAAGTTCACTAAGGAGAAAACCATGGACGCTACAGCAGACAAGCTAGTAAAAGTCTACATAAAAATGCGAGACTTTAAGGCACAGTTAAAAGCTAAGTACGATGAGGACGAAGCAGAAATTAAAGCCCAGATGGATATAGTAGAAGCGCAGTTGCTAGAGTTTCATAAGACCACAGGTACCGAGAGTTTGCGCACTAAGTACGGTACAGCTACACGGGGCGTACAGACCCGATACTGGACAAGCGATTGGGAAGCCATGCATAAGTTCATCATGGAGCACAACGCACCCGACCTGCTTGAGCGCAGAGTGGCACAAGGACAAATGAAAGAATTCTTAAAAGATAATCCAGATACCATGCCTATTGGTATGAACATCGATAGCCGATACACCGTTACAGTTAGAAGGAGTAAGTAATGACCCCAATAAACCTAGAGCGACCCATGACCACCACACAGGTGACACAAGCGCTTAACGTTAGTAGATCTACCTTATTAAACTTAGCAACACGCGAGGAGAACCCACTACCCAGTATTAAGATCGGTGCGCACTACAGATTCTTTTGGAGTGACATCGTAAGTTTTTTTAACATACCTGATCGTAAAGTAGTACCATCTAAGCCCGAAAGCGATATTACCCCCGACAACATTGGTTCCGATTTTATCTAGGAGTTATAAATGAGTGACTTAACATTATTTAGCAAAGACAAATTACCCGCATACTTAAAAAATATTCAGAAGGACGACATCAGCCGTAGTATGATCAGTGCGGGTGGCACATCAAAGATATCCATTAAGGGTGGTGTATTTCGCAAGATCGTAGGTGGCGAAGAAGTTATGCGTAACGAAGATCGTGCTATGAATATGGTTATCGTTAACGCCGCGCCAGTTGAGTACCGTACGTTTTATGCGGGTCAGTTTGTAGAAGGTGAGATTTCAGGCCCAACATGCTGGTCATCAAACGGTACTACACCTGATACAGCGAGTGCATCACCACAGAGCGCACAGTGCTCAACCTGCCCACAGAACATCAAAGGATCTGGTCAAGGTGAAAGCCGGGCCTGTCGCTATTCGCGGTGGCTTGCTGTTGCATTAGAGAATGACCTTGAAGGTGACGTTATGCAGTTGATATTACCTGCGCAATCTGTATTTGGTAAAGGTGATAAGGGTAAGCTACCGTTACTCCAGTACGCTAAGTTTTTAGACGCGCATAACTTACCCATTACCGCGGTAGTTACTGAAATGCGTTTTGATACAGACTCTGCTACACCTAAGCTGACATTCAAGCCAATACGTCCGTTGACCGAAGAAGAGTACACATTGTGCCGTGAGCGAGCAACTAGCTCTGATGCGATGGATGCGATTACGATGCGTTACTCAGCCAAGAAAACAGATAGCAATATCAAAGTTGATGCAGATACTTTAGCTGTTGTAAAAGCCGCCGCCGCCCAGCATGCGAAAGCCAAACCCGTTGCGGTCGAGGAATACTTTGACGGTGAAGAGCCCCAAGCGCAAGAAGCCGCACCTAAAGTAAAAGGTAAAAACAAAGCTGTTGATGTTAAGTCCGTGTTAGATCAGTGGGCTGACGATGACGACGAGTCATAATTAGTCACGCGGGGTGGTGAGAGCCACCCTAATCTAACCTACTGGAGCACAATATGCACGGATACTCATATGAGTTTGCAAAGAAAGTCCGCGCGCTGGCCTTACGAAAAGATGCACCGATTGGTGTGAAGCTAGGACTCAAGGCAGTAGAGCGTGGTATACCTGTTAGTCACATCGCGAGTACCCTCGAAGTATCTCGTATGGCTGTTTATGATTGGTTCACCGGAAAATATACACCTGAGCATACAAAGTTACAGCAACTAAAATTAGTGCTGTCCGGCAAAACAAAATAAACAGCGAGACGTTATGACGTTAAATGATTTTTTTCGCCTCGTGCTTCCAACCGAGGGCACATACTGCTTCGGCGCGATTATGGGCAAGAAGGTCGAGCATGTCTTTGTGACTAGTGTTATGGAAATGGAAGGGCTGAACAACGTAGTATCAGAAGGGGTTAACCAGTACTACACCCCGGCGTCGTTTAAAGACGACAGCAAACGCGCACAGACTAACACCTGCAAAGTACGTTCGTTTTGGTTAGACATCGATGTAGGCAAGGCGGATGCCACTAAATGCTACGCCACAAAGTCGGAAGTCTTTACCGCGGTTCGTGCGTTTATAGAAGCCACTGATTTGCCAGAACCTTTATGGGTTGACTCCGGTAACGGTGTGCATTTGTACTGGCCTGTTGTGTCTGATATGGAACCTGAAGTTTGGAAGCCCATTGCTACCCGATTACAAGCACTCGCACTTAAACACGAATTACGTGTAGATACATCATGCACGACAGACTCCGCTCGGTTTTTGCGCTATCCGGGCACTATGAACTACTCTAACCCTGAGCGTCCTGTACAAGGGCGTATATTATCTGAGGACTATGTAGCTAACGATTTACTAGAATTTGCAATGAAGCTAGGGTTGGGGGATGCTCCTACACAAACATCGGACACCCCGATGGAACTAGGCTTTACAGTACCCACAGATATTAAGTACGCCGATGACGGGGTGTCAAAGGTTATGGTGGGTATTACTATATTTAAAAATATTATGGAGCGCACCGATTCTTGCGCGCAGTTGCAATATATTAAAGAGCATCGTGTGTCGTTACCGGAGCCGATGTGGCGCGCAGGGTTATCGATTGCCCAGATATGCCAAGACCGTACGGATGCTGTGCATGAAATTTCTGTAGACTACCCCGGGTACTCCCGCGACGCGGCATTGCATAAAGCAAGCCAAACCAACGGCCCCTACACATGCCAAGCGTTCGAAAGACTATCATCAGATAACTGTATGAAGTGCCCACACCGTGGCAAAATTTCTACCCCCGCGCAATTGGGGCGCTATATTGAACCTGCGGTTACTGAGGAAGACCGTACTGTTGTGGAGATCGAACCCCCTGCGTACACCGCACCAACCATACTGGTGCCTAATAAAGATATTATCGTTACCGCGCAAGTAATACCTGAGTACCCTGAGCCGTACTTCCGACCAAAAGGTGGGCGTGGTGTGTATAAACTAGCTAAAGCACCGGGTGAGGAGCCAGTGCCAGTACAAGTTTGTGAATATGATTTTTATGTAACCCGTCGTATGAGCGACCCTGATGTAGGTGAGGTGTTGTGGTTTCGTGTACATCTACCGTTAGATGGTATTCGTGAGTTCAGTATTCCACTTAGTGAGGCAGTAGCTCGAGATAAATTACGTGATGCGCTAGCAAAACATGGGGTGATGGCTGTAACGGCTAACCAAGTCACCGAGTATTTAATGTACGTTAACAAATGGTTGAGGCACTTACAAATGACTAAGAAAGCAGAGAATGTACGTTCCCAAATGGGTTGGACAGACCAAGGCTCGTTCGTTGTGGGCACACGCGAGATGATACCTAATGCCCCGAATGGCGAAGATCTTGTGTACGCTCCCGCGGCTGTGCGCAATTCCAATATCACACCCGCACTAAGTGAGCGGGGGGACTTTCACAAATGGAAAGAAGTTATTAATTTTTACGCTAATGACGATATGGAAGCCTATGCGTTTGCGGTGTTCCTAAGTTTTGGTGCGCCATTGATGCAGTTCACTACCTTACGTGGTGGGGTATATAACTTAGTAAGTACTGAGTCTGGTATTGGTAAGTCATCTGCGTTACTTGCGGCTAATAGTATCTGGGGTCACCCAACTGATTTACTCTTACAAAAAGATGATACGTACAACGTACGTATTCACCGTGCGGGGGTTATGCGCCACTTACCTATTACGATCGACGAGATCACTAACATGAAAGCACTTGAGTTATCCGATCAGGTGTACGCGAGCACTACAGGCCGTGGCAAGAACCGTATGGAAACCCATAGCAACAGCGAGCGCGCTAACACCACCTCATGGCAGACCCCCACCCTCACCACATCAAACAGTAACGTGGCCGATAAGCTATATATGAATAAGAGTTTCCCAGAGGGCGAGCTCATGCGGTTAATCGAAGTGGAAGTTAAGCGTAACCATAAGTTTCCAAAGTCGTACACAGATATGCTGTTCCCTCAGCTTGAGCACAACTACGGTATGGCATGGGTGCCCTACATGCGCTACATCATGAACCACCAAAGCGAAGTCATCACAATGATTCGGCGCACTCAAGAGAAAACAGATGCCGCGGCAAACCTTACTCAACGAGAGCGTATCTGGTCTGCAATGGCCGCGATTGGTCTAGTAGGCGGCACGATTGCTCACAGCTTAGGGTTACATGATATTCCCGTAGAGCGCGTTGCACGGTGGGTAGCGGTGCATATGTTTGACACATCTAAGCACATCACGCAGTCACGTAGCAGTGCCGAGGATAACATCGCGACATACATGTCAGAGAACTACAGCAATATGCTGATGATCCGCAATGAGCCCGAGGCAGGTACGATGGAAGTGATACCGATTATTGAGCCACGCAATGAACTGCTCATTCGATTTGAACCAGACACCCGTCGTATATTTATTGCGAGTGGACCGTTTAAGAAGTGGTGCGCTAAGAACCAGATTAGCTATAACGCGCTAGTAGACGCACTTGCCCAGCGCGGGGTTCGCACCGAGTTAGTTAAAAAGCGTATGGCTAAAGGTACCGCGATTGCTATGCCCCCTACGTCTACGCTAATGCTACATGTACCTGATAACGTCTCGGGGTCGATATTTGGATTAGACGAAATGGATAAGATTGATGCGAAAAAAGCCCAAGCAGTTATTGAAGCCATTAGTTGACCCACCCAGTGTGTGCCGTATCACTACGGAAGGTATAGATTATGTGTTTGACTGGGATACCTTCCCAATACACGGGTTTGTTTTTATGCGCTGTGTGGCAACTGATGAAGTGGTGAAGAAGTTAAAACACTCCGCAATGCGGTGTGGTGTGGGCATCACTACACGAATAGGTATACGTAACGGCTACTGGGGAGTTGGACTTTGGCGAACTAGGTGATATAATTAAATTGTGCTGGCTCTCTCCTCTAGCACAGG